AATTCTTTTGTATTAATAATTTTGTAAGATGGACCAAACAATCCTTCAAGTACCCACTTATGAGTTTGTGTACCGTCTAGTGTTCCTGTAAATCCATAACGATATTTTGCAGCATCAAGTTTTGTCATAATACTAACCAATGACTTAGACTTAAATTGATGTGCTTCATCACCAATAACCACTTGGTAAGGTGTAAACCATTTACGATCTAATTTATAAATTGATTGCCAAGTTGTAATAACAACATTTTTATCTGTTATTTTTTCTTTACCAGAATAGATTTTGTGGCAGTTTTCTTCTGCATCCCATCCATAGTCCTCAAAGTCCTTGTACATCTGTTCTACAAGTGATGTAGTAGGAACAATGATTAAAATTCTTCGTCCTGCTTCTGCATGATATCTACAGACAGCATAGATCATCAAAGATTTACCAGACCCCGTAGGACTGATCAGAAGGCGTCTGTTACGTCTTAAGGCATCGTAAATGCCCTCTAGTTGATAATCCCGTGGAGGGTGCTTAGAGACGCTTGTAACATAATCTTTAACACCCTCTTCGGACACCATATCGTTTTCCTCGTATGGTAGTCCATAAAATTTATTATTTTCAAATTCAAAGGTATAATTATATCTTTCACAAAAAACTTGCAATTTATCAATCAGTCCTGCATAAATTTCAGACTTTTCAATATTAAACAATCTAATTTTTCCATCCCAGTATTTGTTGCGATACTGAGGCATAAATTTTGCATTAGGAACATCGAATGTAAATTGATCCTGCAACTCATACTTAATATGAGGATCACATTCAATCTTCAACCAAACTTCATTCTTCTTACTTATAATTAAATCAGCCATACCCGGCAGTGAACCTTCTGAAATCAATTGCATTTTTGATTTGGTAAGTTCTGTTAGAAATTTGTTTTAAGATTTCTTCAAGATACTTCAGCATTGTGTCGTAATAATCGATTTTTAATCTTATCTTGCTAATTTTTTCGTCTGCTTCAAGATAAAGTTTTAAATCTTCTTTGTCTCTGACTTTATATGGAAAGGGTTCGTCAATATAAACTTGCGTTTCCGCTTTCCCCATGTAAAATTTTCTACGTTCTAAAAGAATACTACTATGTTGATGCTCTGCTTGTTTGCGAAGCAACAGTATAGTATTATATAGTTGGTAATATTTAGCGTGTAATTGAGGTATCTTTAGACTTTCAGTATCAAGTTCGTCTTGATTTACCACACTATCTTTTTGCCACATTTCCTGGATTACTTCCAGAGAAACACTAAACTTTTTTTCCATCAATGTCAATCAAATCAAAAATAGTATAACGGAATGTGCAAGTTGCAGTGTAGTATTGCTGCTCTTGCAACGTTGCATCGAAAGGAATTCCTGAAAGAAATATTGGAAATATATCTTTAAAGACTACCTTTCCAGCAGTTTGATAATTGCTATTCAAAATTAATAATGTAGCATCAGACCTTTCGCTGTACGGATCATTTGCATCTGTATTTGGATAAAATCTGTTTTTTGTTTGTAATTCAGAGTATTGCGCAATTGATTGTGGATATCCTAATGATGTCATCCACTGGTAGATTTGATGGTAATTTTCCAATTCCTCATCTACAATAAAATTGACTGACAGATCTTCATATCTAAGTTTGTCTCCTGGAACAGGAATGTCTTTTAGATATGTTGATTGCGTTGAACTACCCAATGTCAGACCTGGTAAATTTGCTTTGTTGCAAAGAAAATCTACCTTTGGACACCTATTGATAATAAGTTTGAACCCACCCAATGACAGAAAGTTTTTATTTGAAACTTGCTGTAGGGTACAAGGATTATTTGACAAGTCAACTTCCCAAGCTAGGATTATTTATGGGCAATAAAAAAGGATCTCCTTACAAAAGAAGATCCTAATGAATGTGATCCAAGATCACATTAGGTTTTGTACCTTTACTCTTCTGTAGTAACGGTTGGTGTTCTCAGCAATGCGACCTGCGCCAGCACCAGTTCCTTCAGCGAATGGGTTTGCGACCATGCCGTAGCGGGTCTTAAATCCAATCTTAGGCTGGAAGTTATCCTGACCAACTGCACGAACCATCTGAAGAGGAACGTATGGGCAATAGAATAGACCTGCATCATAAGGAGTTGAACCCTTATAACCCATGACGTAGTACTGGTCTGCGGTTAGGTTTGCAGCGAATGGATCGATATAGACCTTGAAGCGACCGTTTAGAACACCAGCGAAAGTATTACCAGTGTCGTCAACCTGTAGGTTTGCTGAAAGTGCTGGAGTGTAATCCAGTTGACCAGCAGCAGCAAGTGCAGAAGCAACGTCAGCAGAACAAAGGATAATATTGCCCTTTCCTCTACGAGTTTCTTGTGCAATAGCGTTTGCATCACGCTCAAGTTGGAACATTAGTCCCTTGAACTTCTCAACCATCCAACGACCGTTGGAATCAACGTCTAGGTCAAATATACCAGCGGTTGCAACGTTGGTTTGAGCACCTGTTCTAGCAACCTTGTAGATTGTACGGATGATCTCACGGTTGATCTCAGCAAGAATTTCAGTGCTGAGGATATTTGCTAGTTCAGCTTCAGCATCAAGACCGTGGATTGCCTTAAGGTCTTGTGCTAGTTCTAGCGAGTACTCAGCTTTAAGTGCTCTTGACTTTGCGGTAACACTAACTTTCTCAATAGAGAAAGCCATTTCGCGGAAGTCGTTAGTAGCACCATTATCACCAAGTGTTTCTAGTGCTTGGGTATTAAAACCTTGACCTAGGTTGTAGGTGTTAGTTACGCCACCATTTAGGATCGATGGATTGGTGCCTGACTGTGCAGTTGTACCAAAACCAACGCTGGTGCCATCATCGGAACCACCAGTGTAGTCGCCTTGGGTAAGATTTGCTACAGAGTTTTGTGCAGAGAATGCAGAATCTGGTTCGTTGAAGAATGCTTCAGTACCGTTCTGGTTGTCGTAACGAGTTCTCATCGCAAAGATGAGACCTGTTGGACCGTTCATTGGTTGAACACCTGCTAGGTCATAGGCGACCAAGTTAGGCATTGCACGTCTAATCAATGAGATTAGAACTGGATCGAAACCAGCAACAGGTGATGCACCAGAACCACTGAAACCTGCATTACCTGTTGCAGAAGGGTCGGTGTTAATTGTTGGAGGTCCTTCAGTTAGAAAAGCACGCTCTTCTCTTAGAAATCTTTCTTGGTTTTCAAGAAGTTGGGCAGTAACTGCTCTTCTGTGGTTGTCTTTGATTGAATCAAGACCTTGTGCCTCTAGAAGAGGAGCCCACTTCTTCTGCAGTGCAGCAGAATTGAACATGATAGTTTACTCCGTTTTGGAAAGTGTTTAGTGTTTACAAAAAAATCAATTAGTTGAACTTAGTCAATGCATTGAGATATGCAGACATTACTGGTGATACATCATCAGCAAGCGCATCCTCTGAAATGACTTCTTGTGAATTTAATACAGGCTTAGAAGCAAAATATGCTTCACGTAGCGTAGCAAGTTTTTCACGATATTGTTCTTCACTATCAAACTCAACACCTTCAGCAAGACTTGCTAGTTTTTCCTTTTGGGAAAGAGCAAGACCTCCACTTACTTCATCTAGGATGTTGTCAGAAACAGATTCCGATAAACGCTTGGTTAGAGCAATATTGGTGTCAATCTGTTCGTTGAGTTTTGTCTCCATTTCATCAAGTTTCTCGACCATAGCCTCAAGAACATTATATTTATCTTCAGGGATTTCTACATAATGTTCTTCAAAAAGGTTCTTAAGACCAGTCATGAAGGACTCAGAGAGTTCACCTCTTAGTCCTGTCTCAACTTGTAATTCGTTTTCGTTGATCCACTCATTAGCAACATACTCTAGATATGAATCAACACGCTCGGTTAGTTCGCTCTTGATTGCTTCTACTTGCTCAACAAGAACTGTAGCATAACGGTTTTCTAAAGTTTCCTTCAAAGAACCGATTTTTGAACGAACAGCTGCTTCAAAAACTGTCTTTGCTTTATTTTGAAATTCTTCGGAAAGATCTTCGCCTTTTAGAAGTGCTTTTACATCCTCTTCAAGATCTAGTTCTTCTTCTTCTTCTTCTTCCTCTTCAATTTCCTCTTCAACCTGATCTTCTAATTCTTCGGTTTCAGCAATTACACTTTCGTCTTCTTGCTCAACTTCCTCATTAGCACCACGACCATATCCAGTTGCTTTTAAAGCAGCAGGACCAGGTAGTTGTACTTTTCCAGAAGCACCTTTGAATTGAACATCACCAGATTGAGCAAAAGATGCAGAAGGTGTCTTCATCTTATTGCTATCGTCAGTTGGTCTTGAATTTTGCGGAGGTGGACCACCAAGATTCTCGATAGAACCAGTATCAGGTACATAGTTAGACGCTTTTGGCATCGGATCTGCAGCCTTAGCACCACGGGTTACTTGGTTTTCCATCTCATGTAGTTTGTTATTAACGGTCATTTTTTCTTTCCGAGAATACCTAGAATTTCCGTTATTATTTATAAATTATAGATTTGATAGGAAGTTTGCAAAGAGACGTAGTTTATTTGCCTCTAAAATGTCCTGATCTACTAAAGTATTTATTGTCTTCTTTATTTGCTCACAATGAAGTTCACGTAATACTCCACCGTCCCATACCCATTCTTTACCTTCCATAATACCATTAACAAATGCATCAGGAGCAGAAGGATCTGAAACAATGTCAGCAGCAGTCGCTAACATAAAGTCTTCACCAACGTAATTGATACCATCTTTCATATAAATGGATCCCATTCCTCTAGAAGAAACTCCTAGTTTTACACCCTCACCAATAAGTGAAGATGCAATCTTCCCCATTGGTGTGCTGAGGATTTGTGCTTTACCAACAAAATTATTTCCTTCTTGTGTTAGTGCAACAATTTTATGTGATACACGATCAAGATTAATTTGTGGACCATCAGGATGTCCAAGTTCTCCAAGAGCACGACCTTTATCAATAAAGGATTCAGTATATCTCTTTACTTCATTCATCATTATCTGAAGTGGATAGCAACGTTTGTTGCGATTAACTACTTCAGCTTGAAGGAATGGACCTTGAATGTAAAGAATTTTCTTACCATTTTTTTCTTCGGTAACAACTTCTACTGCTTCGATTTCTTCGGAGATTAGTTTCATGCTATTTGAACCTCGTGGATGAACATATCACATCCAGAAACATTTTCTGGTGCAAGAACAAAAACTACTGATTTTGCTGCAGTTGCAACACCAACAAACGCATGATGTCCAGAACTTGTATTTGCATTCACTGTAACCGCCATTGTGTAGTTATTCCACTGTTGCGGACTCGAAATTGCAGTTATTTGTTTATGTAAAAGTGATGTTATATACGTAGATCCAGCGCCTACTAGTTGAATATAATCACCAACTCTCAATTTAGTATCTGGATGATCTAATGTTAGAACTGTTGATGCTCCAGTAGTTATGCCAATAACTGTCGATTGTGCTGGATGTCCATAACGATAAAGAATTGAATCTTCTCTGTTTACAAAAATAGATCCAATTCCAGCATCTGTTGTTGTATTGCAAATTCCAATACTACCACCACCTCTTGTTGTCGAAGCTACTGATAAAATTGTACCGGTTCTAATAATAAATGGATTTAAAGTTACTGAACTTGCATTAGCGGCAGATAACTTTCCAACAGTTTGATATAACTTTAATGGTTGAGATGCGCTCATTCTTCCTCTTCGTTTTCGATTTCATCTTCAATATCATCATCTTCTCCAAATAGACCAGAAGCAACTGCTGGTTTTAAAGTATCAACTTTTTCACTTGTTTTTGCAAACAAAAGACTTTTAATATAATCGGAAATTTCTGATGACGGAGCATCAGAAACTAAAATATCAACTAATTCTGCAGAATTCATAATTTGTAAAAATGCCTATATTTATTTATATCTTAGCTTTTTTGATATTTATTGATGGTGCTTTAGTTGATCCACCGTCTTTCTTTTTATCTAGATTTGGTTCCATTTGTTTCATACCAAGATCATTTTGCATTTGACCTTGCATAATTGTATTTTGAGTTTCTAATGGAACTCCAATACCCATTTGATTTTCATTTTCCATCTCTTCTTCCATCTCTATAATTTCTTCATCAGTTTGACGAAGAACCTTACGTTTTACATAATCCCTAGAATAATAAGTTCCAATATATGGTTCAATAGCAACCATAAGATTGAGACGTTCATTCATCAATTCTGTATTTTTTAATTCTGCAAAATGATTATCGTAAATATAATCAAATTGAATATGTTCTGCCATTACCTCCCAATCTTCTAGAGTTACAATATTTTTTAGAATAAGTTGTGTTTTAAGAAGATCTAAAAATAATGCACTAAAACGTTTTCTTAAACGACCTACAAACTTACTAAACATCAATTCATCACGAAGAATTTCTGATGAACGTCCTAGATTAAAACCACTATCAGATCCAATTCTACTATCAGGAACATTTAAAGATCTATAAAGTTTTTTTTGAAAATAATCAACGTCAGTAAGTTCACCAAGATTTTGTCCACCAGGAAGCGTAGTAATTTCTGTTCCACGTCCACCTTCACGACGAGGTAGCCAGAAATCTTCTAGCATGGACATATGCTTTTTATCATCTTTAATTTCACCAGTGTTTGCATCGTAAACAAGTTTGTTACGATAACGGCTCATAACATCACGAAGATATTGTTCTGCTTTTACTTTTGGTAAATTGCCAACATCAATATAAAAAATACGACGTTCTGGAGCACGAGACAATCTATAAATTACAAGACTATCTTCAATCATGCGAAGTTGATTGAGAGATTTAATTGCTTTATGTAAATATGATAGTGTTAAATGTTTATTTCTATCTACAAGTCCTGAAGTTACATGTGTAATTGCATCTTTTGCAATTTTTATACCCTTTCCGGTAATTGATCCATATTGTTGGGCAACACCTTCTGGATAATATGTATAAAATTCTACTATATCAGCATCTTTAGTAGTTGTTACATCTTCATTATAAGGTCTTGCTGGCAATGCTTTTTTATCATTGGGACGAACTCGCATAAATTTTATCTTTAAAGCATCAATATATCTTACTTCTTTGATACCTTCATCAGGTTTTTCTAAATCAATTACTTTGTGATAATGAAGTTTACCATCAACATACCAGTTGCGAAAAATTTCGTGTGATTTTTTATCAAATTCAAGTAAATCTTTTACGTACTTGAACTCTTGTCTAATTACTTTTTTGAGTGAAGCACCGATTTGAAGATTATCTAAATCAATTTCAACAGGGCTATCATTTAAATCTGAAACAATTGCTTCATTTACAACATGTTCAATTGCAGTATCGCACTCTGGATGCAATGACATATCACGATATTTTTTAACAATATCAAATTCTGTTCTAAAGACACCTTCAATATCTACATATTGTCCATAGAAACCTGAAGAAAGATAATAGTCAGATCCATCCTCATTGTTTGGAGGAACTGGACTGACTATGCCTTTAGACTTATTTTCTTGATCGTCAATTGAAAACCCAAAAAGTTTTGCCATCAATATAATAAACTGTTTTGACTATTTATCAGACTACGGAATCTGTATTTGAACCCGTATAAGCTTCCCACCATTGAACTTGCAGTGTTACCGAAAATTCTTCAATAACGTCAGCACTGTCGTAAGAAAGTTCAATAGCACCAACTGAACTTGGCCAGCATCCGTACATCTTGTATGCACGCTTTACTGGAATTGGTGTAGCATTTTGAGAACCAGGAGTAGGAACGGTTTCTGCACGTCCTAGTTGAGTTACAACCCAATCAGCAAAATAATCTGCTGGGTTGATTGTACCCGAACCATCAGAAATTTTGGTGATGTAGTTTGACCACTTTTCAAATGCTTCTCTTAGTTTGAAGTC